ATGCTAACAGATACAAAAATCAAATCTCTTAAACCCAAAAACAAACTTTATAAAGTCGCAGATCGTGATGGACTTTATGTGACAGTATCTACTGCCGGTACTATAACCTTCCGGTATGATTACAGAATCAACGGCAGACGAGAAACTCTAACAATAGGCAAATATGGTGCTGACGGTATCAATCTTGCGGAAGCACGTGAACGTTTGATGATTGCTCGTAAGCAAGTAAGTGAAGGTATTTCGCCCGCCGGAGAAAAGCGGGCCGAACGAAATCAAATTCGTAATGCTGATCGCTTTTGCGTATTTGCTGAAAAATATCTTGCCGATGTACAACTTGCTGACAGCACCAAGGCTTTACGTGTTGCTACTTATGAGAGAGATATAAAAAATACGTTCGGTAATCGTCTGATGACGGAAATCACAACGGATGAAATTCGTCGCCATTGCGAGCAAATTAAAGATCGTGGCGCACCGTCCACGGCTATTTTTGTGCGTGATTTAATTGCTAATGTTTACCGTTACGCTATCCAGCGTGGGCATAAGTTCACGAATCCAGCGGACGAAATAGCGAACTCATCAATTGCTACATTTAAAAAGCGTGAACGCACATTAACACCACGTGAAATTCATTTATTCTTTAATGCCCTTGAGGAAACGCAATCGGATTTTGGCTTGAAAAAAGCAGTCAAATTCATTCTGCTAACGCTTGTACGAAAAGGCGAGTTAATCAATGCCAAATGGAATGAAGTGGACTTTAAAAATAAAGTTTGGACCATTCCTGCAGAACGAATGAAAGCAGATCGTGCGCATAATGTGTATTTATCTGAACAGGCTATTGATTTAATCGTGGCATTTCAGATTTATTCGGAAGGATCACCATATTTGTTACCTGGCCGTGTAAATCGACAGCAGCCAATCGCTAATAGTTCACTAAATCGAGTTATTGCTAATTGCATTAAATACATCAACCGCCATGAACAGTTAATTGATGATTTTACTGTTCACGACTTACGCCGTACTGGCTCTACTCTACTACATGAAATGGGTTTTAATAGTGATTGGATTGAAAAAAGTTTAGCCCATGAGCAACAGGGTGTGCGTGCTGTCTACAATAAAGCTGAATATGCGGAACAGCGCCGAGCAATGTTGCAACAATGGGCTGATAAAGTTGATGAATGGATAAAAGGTATTAATTTGTAGTAAGAGCTAATAGCCTGTAGAAGATCAGACTTAATCTGACAAATCACTCTAAAAGTGAGAGTTTCCCGTTTAGAATATGAGTGCAAAAATTCAATCTAAACAAAAAAGGAAACTCTCATGTTTTATTCTAGCAATCCACTCATTAAACACAAGACGGGTTTATTAAATTTAGCAGCAGAACTCGGTAACATCTCTCAAGCCTGTAAAGTGATGGGGATGAGCCGAGATACCTTCTATCGATACCAACAAGCCGTAGAGCAAGGTGGTGTTGAAGCTCTACTGAATCAAAATCGACGTGTACCCAATCTCAAAAATCGGGTAGATGAAGCCGTTGAACAAGCTGTTGTAAAGTTTGCCTTAGATAATCCTGCTTTTGGACAAGTACGTGTAAGTAACGAGCTTCGTAAGCAAGGCATCTTTGTATCATCAGGTGGCGTACGTTCAATTTGGCTTAAACATAACCTGGCAAACTTTAAACAAAGATTGGCAGCTCTTGAGAAATTGGTTGCAGAGCAAGGCATCATTCTTAACGGAGCACAGGTGCAAGCGTTAGAGCGTAAGAAAGAGGATGATGTGGCTTGTGGTGAAATCGAAACCGCACACCCAGGCTATCTAGGCTCACAAGACACCTTCTATGTTGGGAATTTGAAAGGCGTTGGGCGTATCTATCAACAAACCTTTGTTGATACTTATAGCAAAGTCGCCTTTGCAAAATTATACACAATGAAGACCGCTATCAGTGCTGCTGATATGCTCAATGATAAGGTGTTACCTTACTTTGAAAGCCAAGGATTACCAATGTTACGTATCTTGACGGACCGTGGAAGTGAATATTGCGGTAAGGTAGAAAATCACGATTATGAGCTTTATTTAGCGATAAACGATATTGAACATAGTAAAACAAAGGTGAAGCATCCGCAGACAAATGGTATCTGTGAACGCTTCCATAAGACAATTTTGCAAGAGTTTTATCAAGTGGCATTTCGGAATAAAATTTATACTGATTTAGCGACATTGCAAGCTGATTTAGATGAATGGTTGATGTATTATAACCATGATGGCAACTTTACTTGATGGGAAACGAATTTGGGCAGAAAAGAATTTAAGCTCAAATTAATCTGACAAGCACTGTAATTTTAAACGGGGACTGTCAGATTGGGTTTGATCTTCTACAAATAGCCATCTACAGAGAATGGCCATTTACTGTTTCTTTACTTTTTCGCTTATAAAACACCCACCCCAAACATCTCACCGCCATCCAAGCACACCAAGCAAAAACAGGACGTTTTTGAGCGATTAAACATTCTCGCAATCTACGATCTGCTTCTGCTCTACTCACTTTCCCATTTTGACCGTAATCACGATCGTGCTGATGACAGCAAGTATTTATGTTTTCAGGGGCATTTTTCAGCCCCGTGCAATATTGTTTCTTTGCCATTAAACCTGAATCATCCCTTGCTCTTTCATATAATGGTAGATACGACCTAACATGAGATCTTGGAAAGATTTGCCGATGCAATCTTTGGTCAATGGGGCAAACATAATCGTTTGTACTTGTGATGCATCAAGGTATTTGTACTCTGTCACAAGCGGGTTGAACTCGGTGATTTGTTCGTTCTCTTCCGTTGCAGTACCGATTTGGTAGGTGACGTTCATTGAGCCGTCTGGGTTCATCCCGAAACCTGCGATAGTTGAATAAACTGGATTTAAAATTTTGTTAAATGTTGTCATATAAGACTCCTTTGGTTTGTGTTAGAAAAAGAAAAACCCCAAATGATAGTAAATCACTTGGGGCTTTGTTGAATTAAACATTGTTTATAAAAAAGACAAATTGCGTACCCTCTGGTACTGCCGAACCGCCGTTATGCGTAAATGATAACGTGATGTCCGTATTAGCGGGTAGCTCAATCGTACCTTGTAACGTTACGACATGATTTTGACCATCGTATCCGTTTGTGCTGGCACTGAGTTTTAACTGTCCATTCATCAGTACCTGAATAGTTGTGGCAGATGTTGTACTCCAATCTCCAACATCATTTTCCCCTGGACCAGGACGATACCAAGTACTGATTTGGACTAATAATACTGGCATTAAAAAAGCAATACGATTTTTATTGGAACGCGGTATCACGATTTGATCAATTACATAATCTCTCTTTACTTTACGCAAAGAGGATGAATAAACCTTTACAACATCACCTATAATATTCTGTGCTTCAATCGTTATACCCTCAATTCTTGCACCTTTAATTGTCCCACCATTGATTGTTGTACCACTAATCGTGGTGCCTGATATCGTACCACCACTAATCGTATTACCAGATATTGTGTTACCTGTAATCGTTACCCCACGAATACTCCCCGCCGTCACCGCACCCAAATTCGCACTAATCGCAGATAAACTATTGATGTTAAGCTTATCTGCTGTAAGAGATTGGGAAACAACATGACCAGCATTAACAGAGTTAGCAGATAAATGATGTGCTGCAATCGCATTACTTGCAATTTCATTCGCTGTGATGGTATTAGCCGCCATTTGTTGTGCGGTAATAGTGTTTGTAACAATACTGCCACCATGAATTGCGGTTACTCCCGCATTCTGCCAAGGGCTAGGCTCTCGGGTATGTTCGGTGCATTCTTCGAGCATTGGGCGACAGACGAACATATAACTATTTGCAGGATTTGCTCCAGTAACTGTTGCTGATTTCCGTAAATGCATACGAATGTATTTACAGTCTGCTGGGGTCTTTACCTTTCTGAAAACACGATCTGCATTAACTATCCCCGCAAATGATTTTGGGTTAGCGGTGGTATGTACTGCACTACCTATCACCGTGTTATCAGATCGATAAAATTGCAAAATCATCTCGACTTTGCTTGCCCTATGGTTACCCATATATACGGAGGCTATATACCACTGGCTAGGATTCACAGGGATATTTTGCCAAATACCAATGATAGATGTAGATCCTAAATCTTCACCAGTCGAGTATTTGACTGTATTTTCATTAGGCAAATAAGAGCCTTTTGCCATACCCCAATCAGGATCTTGGAAACATTCAAAATTGCCTACATTTCCTTCTTTTGTCCACCCATAAGGTATACCGTTTGTTGGATTGGCGAATATTGGGTTAAAAATTAAATTCCCACCCAATCCAATCGTTAATTTATCCGCAGAAATCTCCCCTGCTGCAATATGATTTGCCCGAATTGCACCTGCTGCGATTGCTCCAGCCTGTACCGAGTCAGTCGCCATCATTCTAGCCGATACTGTTCCATCTGCAATCAAATCGCCATTAACCGCTACTTTGTTATTAACCACACCAAACATCGGTTTAACGTTACCATCTTGTGCATTTTTGACCACGTTAAACTTATCAGCCATCACAATCACAGAACTTTCGCTACCACTTGCACCCATTGAGATGCCAGCAATGGCTTTTTTGCCACCAGTAATCGCAACGGCTTGGATTGTGTGCATTGCACTGACAGTGCCATTAAGTGTTGTGATAGATTGACTTGTTGTGGATAGGCTCGATTCAGCATTTCCTAAGCGAGTTGTTAATCCTGATATTTGAGTCGCTTGTGCTTGCTCTTTATTTGACTGGGTTAACTTGTAACTCGTCAATTCTGCTGACACTACATCGATAGACTGCTCTACATCTTCGGGAGCAGGTGTCCAGTCCGTTGCAATAGTACCTAATTCTAATTTAGGGTTTTTTACCACAATATCATCTGCAACAATATCATATAGACGGATTAATGGTGCTGTGAGCCGAATAATGCGACGTCCTTCTGGTACTACATAAGTTTTACTAATTCGACCATTAAAACTCTCTGTACCATCTGCGGGTATGACCTTAAAAATATTAAGGTAAAAAGTACTCTTATCATCTAGCCAAACTCGCACTTCTGCACCAACAGTAAACCATTTAGCATCAGCAACTGTCGATCTAGTGGCATTCGTGTAATTTACATCGCAAGATATAACCAAACTATTAATTTTGGCGTAATCTATGGACGGACTCAAATCAAATATTATTTGATGTCTTTGTGTCTGAGTTATACTCGTGGCAGATCTTAATATAAGATTTCTACCGCCAACCTTAACACTATCCACTTTAGCTTGAGCATCCGCCTGCCAAACAGATTGCAGCGACTGCTGAGCAATACTTGCCACCTCAGTTTTACTTGCCTTAGTAGATTCAATATTGCTGATAGTCGACTCAGCGGCTCCAACACGAGAAGTCAACGTAGCAATTTTATCTGAATTTGCTTTATCGCCATCCGCTCGAGCTTTTTGCTCCGTGACTATTTTTGCCTCAAAATCTGTTTGATTAGCTGTAAGATTGCGGTTTACTTGCGTAAAATTTGCGGCAACTTCACTAAACTTAGTCGCCACTGAGCTATTCAGGGTCGTCAGTGTTTGCTCTGCCGCACTGATTTTACTCTCTGCCGTCCCCAATCTTGCTGTATGTGCCGTGATTTGGTCAGTCTGTGCCTTATCTACATTAGCCTGAGTAGCTTTGTAAGTGGTTAAATCCGCTGATACCGCATTAACCGAGCTTTCAATATCTTCCGGTGCTGGGCTCCAGCCGGTTGCGATATTGCCTTTCTCCATTTTAGGTAGCTTGAAATTTATATCAATACCTGTTGCTGCGTAAGAAACAACCTCAAAATTAACCGAAACCACCTCAAAAGCAGCTATATCTTGATAAACTAGTGTTACAGTATATAGCTTATATTCCCGACTATTAATGAGGATAGTTTTACTAATATCCGACGCTTTAGTGGTATTATCTCTCCGTCTAAATCTGATAACTAAATGACCATCTTGATTAGATTTAGCTAAAAAACTTATTGTATAAGCTGCCCCAATTTCAGGGATTTCTGGTAACGTATATACAAGGAATACTCCCGAACCTTTACCTATGAAGGTCGCTTCTCCATCAACTCTAGTAACGGAACCACCCCAACCCGTAATAAGTTGTGACGAATTACGCAATAAGTTACGTCCACCTATCTGCAAACTATCAACTGCCGTTTTAGCATCTGCTTTCCAAATTGCCTGCAACGCAGTTTGAGCAATACTAGACACTTCGGTTTTATCTGCTTTGGTAGATTGGATATTCGTGATGGTGGATTCTGTAGCTCCAAGTCTTGAGGTTAATGAGGCGATCTTATCCGCGTTTGACTTATCACCATCGGCTCTCGCAGTCTCTTCTGTAGAAATTCGACTACTAAGATCAGTCACATTCTGATTTGTTCGTGTAAAATTCGCTGTAACATCATTAAATCGAGTTGCAGTGGACTCTCTTAGTGTTGTCAAAGATTGTTCGGTTGTTTGAATTTTACTTTCTGCTTCTCCCAAACGTGCAGTATGAGTAACCAATTGCTCAGATTGAGTTCTGTCTATTTCAGCTTGTGCTGACTTATAACTTGTCAACTCTGCTGAAACCGAACTAATAGACTGCTCTACATCCTCAGGAGCTGGACTCCAGTCTGTTGCAATTGTGCCTAATTCTAATTTAGGGTTTTTAACTATCATTGCTTCAGCAACAATATCAAAAATCTGAATTTTTACTGAATCAATTGCCCTTACGATTTTATCTGCCGGCATGGTAAATTTAGCAAAAATACGCCCATCAAAACTAGTTGGTGCTACTGTTGCAAAACGCCAAACAGACAAATATTGATTGGTTCCATCTATGTAATGAACTCTGATTTCTGCCCCAATTCTAAACCACTTTGCACCAGAAGTTGTTGCTCTTATTGCATTTGTATAAGCTACATCACAAGATAATACTAAATCTCTAATTTTCGCATAATCCAAATGACGACTAAGCTTAAAGTTTATTGTTCCTTGTGCCATAAGACTTTGGTTACTATTCAGCAATAAATTTCGTCCGCCAACACTCATCCCATCAATCTTCGCATTAAGGTTTTGGCTTAACTCTGAAACACTACGATTAGCACTTGTCACACTATTCTGCAAAGTAGCAATACTACTTTCCGCATTCGCCACTCTCGTCGTCAAGACTGTTCGTGCTTGTGATTCGGCATTATCTCCCGCAATGCGAGCTAGGCGTTCTTCAGACAAGCCTGATAACGCATTATCGGCTTTAGCGGTTGCTGTTGTAATTAACTGGGCTTGATCACGATCTACTTGCTCTAATCGGCTCACCGCAGTACCACGAGCATTCGCTTCCGCTTGCAAGGCTTGCGTTCTGGCAGTTACTTCAGCAGAGATTGCCGTTGTTCTCGCTCTTGTCTCTGCTTGTATCGCTTGCGTGCGTTGATTGACTTCCTGAGCTAACGCACTTTGTACGGTGTTAGCTTTGGATAAGGCATTATTGGCTGTACTGCTTGCTTGGGTAAGCTGATTAATAAGAGCTTGGTCTAATTGACTACTTGCAAGTTTTCCTTCTAAATCGACCGCTTGTACTTTAGCGGTGTATTTTCTGCCGTCCCATACATATAACTTGCCGTCAGCTTCGTTATACAATTGGTTATGCCCAATGTTTTCCGTTGGGTTATCAATGCGAGCAACGGTTTTAGTCATCTCTAATTTGCGTGCCGGCATTGCTGTATCAAAGACTTCATCAATGATATTTTGCCCTAGCTTTTCATTCAGTAACGCAAGCTCGGCATCAATATCTGCCCCTGTTTCCGCACTTAAGCCTTGCTGTTGGTAAAAATCACCAACATTTTGCCCCCTTGTATGGCGTAGCCAGTAGTATCGTATTTGTCTTGCCCCTATAGCGTGGCTGTAAAAGCTGGCTAACACTTTGGCGATACGTTTGGCTGTGCGGATATCATTGGTTTCACTTGCCCAAATTTCCGTTTGGGTCACGTTATCCACATAATCCCACGCAAGCGAGATCTCACTTAATCCGCCAAGCACTTGTACATTTTGTGGAACAGGTGGTCGATTGATCGTAAATGTTTTGCTTTTTTCACTAACAATCTGACCGCTTGCATTCCTCGCCTGAATAACAATTTGATACTCACCATCAGGTAAATTGTCAAATGCTACTTCACTGCTTGTTAGCCCTTTGTATTGAGCATATAGTTTACCAGCTTTAATAATGCGGACATCGTAAGTTACAGTGCCGACACCACTTGTTGTTTGCCACGTCAATTTTGCATTGCCCGAGGTAAGATCGACATCTAAATGTTCCACTTTAGGAGCTTGGTGCAAGGTAGTATTAACTGGCTCAAATACAGCCCCATTATCGACAATCGCTTCTTTCTGCGGTTCGTGCTGCAGAGCAACAATGGTGTAACTGCCATTATCATTTTCAGCAATTGACATTGCTCGATAAAGACGAGATGTAATAGTTTGAGTTGTTAATGACCAAATAGATGTATCAGTTAAACCAACCGGTTCACTGTCCAAGGTGATCACATTGCCCTTTGCTCGTAAGATACGAATATGACTATGTTTAGCTTCAGCATTTATATAGCAAAAATAACTATTACCATTAAGTTGTATTGCACGATCAAGCGTTACTGTGTGGCCATTAAATGACAATACTCGTCCGCCAATATCTGTACCAGCATAATTATTATCTGACACACGGATAATATCGCCAGGGATATGCATCAAGCCTTCTGAACCAACACTAAAAGTGATTGTTTCTGTTTCTAATCTTTCTGTTTCTAAGATCCAACGACCTGTACAGTATGCTTGCCCACGATTAGTACAACCAAACGCCACTACTTTTTTCAGATTCAAGCCGTACTTACGAATGTCATCGTCATTAGAGACATATTCAATTGTTTTCTCATAATTGTTGGCAGCATCTTGATATTCAACTTGGATAGCATTGCGGCGAGCCTTAACTGCAGAATATTGACGAGAAAATTCACCATTGATTACATTGGCATTAGTATAAGTCCAAACAGGGTCGCTTGGTCGGTCCATTATCACTGTCAATTCTGTACCATTCCAGACAGGCATCGCACGGAAAATTGAGCAAATATCGTTAATTACATCGTAAGCTGAGCGTTGTTCAGTCATCCACACATTACAAGTAAAGCGTGGGCGTTTACCACCATATCCGTCAGGAATCATCTGATCGCAATACTGTGCAGCTTGATATAAAGCCCACTTATCTACACCAAATTCGCCTAATCTATGACCTAAGCCGTAACGTTTATTTGTAACAATATCCATAAGGATTAATGCTGGATTGTCACTATAAGCGATCTTAAAAGTCCCATCCCATAAACCTGAGTAAGTACGAGTTACAGGATCATAATTGCTCGGCACTTTGATTTTAATACCATAAATTTCATAGCTACGGGTTGGAATATTAGAAAAATAATCAGAGTCAAATTTAATTCCAACTAATGCTGTGTTAGGGTAAGCAAAGTCTGTATCGATAATTTCAGTATAGCTTGCCCAAATCGTTTTATTCTGCAGTCTTTGACTTTTTGAATCATCCTGCATTCGCTCAACTTTTACAGTAAATGGTACAGGTGGTAAGCTATCAATAACGAGATTACGTAAATACTGCGAACTATATTTACCATCAATCGATAAGTTATAAACTTGACTACCAACAGTAATTTTGAAATCAACTGTTGCTCCCAATGTATCTCCATTATCTTCTTGACGAAATAGTGCAGATACGCCCAACGTTAGACGTAACCGAGTTACTTTTCCATCGGTAATTGTTCGAGTTAATGGTGTACGTTTTCGAACTTCAGTACCTACAGAAATTTCTTTCTCAGTGGTATCAAAACCAACCATCACAGCTTGGTCTTGGCTGCCAATTCTTCCCGCTGTTTCAATATTGGTAAAATTATAACTATCGTCTTCCGCCTGAATCGGAGTATTATCTAAAAAGACTGATTTCGCTCCGTTCACTAATCCTTGGATTTCTCCTTCAGAAATAACTTCAACAATCTTAATTTGTTGTGTTGATCGCCCACTATCAGGAGCTTCATATGGCGTACGACCTTCGCCACCACTACTTCCACCCATATATCACCCCTTTGTAAATCCGATTGGTTTATCTTGTTTATCTTTCTCGCTTTCCGCATCGTAGGTTTCCACCCCTTGCGAAATGATCATAGCCCCACATCTAATTCGGCCATAAGCTAACGGCACAGGTTGACCTTGAGCAGCAATATTCTGAATATTGCCAAAGCCTGAAGATTGTTTTTTATCTGAGTCACTGCCAATTCCACCCATTGAAGGTGTTTTTGTTAGCATCATTGACACACCACTAAGCATCATGGATACCCCCATCATTGTGCCCATCGTTGCCATACCATACCCAGATGCTCCCAAATATCCCCAACCAGCTGCACCACCAGCATACCAAGATGCTGCAACTAAAATCGCACCGACGACTAAATTAAATACGCCTGCTTTTTTAGCCCCTGCAACGACAGGGGTAATATGAATCGTCATTCCTGGTTTCAGCCGATAAAATAAGCCTTGCTCTAAATAGCGATTATCGAGATACTGCCGTCCAATGCGGACTTTATAAAATCCTTGCTGCATTGTTTGGCGAAGATTAGGCAACTGTGAAAATAAGGCTTTCAAGGCTTCAGCCGTATCTTTTACATCGAGCTGAAATTCCGAGCCAAATGTTTTAAGGGAACCATAAAATCTAACTGTGACCATTGTTCAAATCTCCAAATACTATGAGTGTGTTTTAGCCAGTAGCCATCATACAAATCCCGTTTTGATAAACGTTTTGGGCTATGATGTAAGACCATTTGCTCCCCAAGGTAAATGCCTGCGTGGTTTGGCACATCTGCACCTACTTGCATTAAAATTACATCGCCAACTTGTAATGACTCACTATCATCTAATCGCTTAAAGCCGTGATTTTCCATATTCTGTAGATAAAGATTTCCACCTTTCACCCACCATTCGTCCACGCGTTCAAAATTGGGAAAATCTGCTCCAGCCAAGAAATAGAAATCGCGGAAAATAGAATAACAATCCGACTGACCGTGAATAAATTCTCGCCCTACAAGCGGTTGGATCACTGGAAATTTTTGCAAGTGACCGCCACATACCAACCAAAAATCAAACTGGAGTAAATCCTGCATTTGACGGTCCGCAATTGACAACCGCATTTCACCATTTGGGTGAGAATGAACTACAGCAATAATCTCGCCTTTCTGTTCTGCTTGGATAAAATCATCAGGCGAAATCTCGAAGTAATTTTCAGGATCGACAGCAACATTTTCACAAGATAAAAAAACTGGCTCGCTTTTCTGATAACTCAAAATAACAAAACCGCAGGCTTCGTTAGGCTCTGCGGTTTTGCAATAAGTAAGAATTTCTTTTCTTAATTCATCAGGGATTTTCATTTTTAACTCAACTTATTCACAGCAATAAATCCACCATAATTTCTGGTATTGTTCCGTAACTGGCAAGCACGTAGGCAACCACTGCACTTGTCATTTTTTGGATCAATGGTTGGCTGATCTTTATCGGTAAACATTTCTGTTCCCGTGTAGCCACATTCACTTGAACGATACACCCAACCACAAGTCACTAACATTGTGCGACTATTAATTAACGCATTATCTGTTTCTGTTGGTAGAGCTAATGTAAAAGTGGCGATCTCGTGGGTAAGATTGCTTAACTGTTCAATTAGATAGTAACTTACCCGTTCTTGTTGTGGATCAGAGTATCGATTACCATCTTTAAAATTGACCGCATCAAGAAACTTCGCATAAACCTGACGACGACGAACAATCGCACCAAGGCATTGTTCAAATTCGTTCGATAATCCTGTAATAAAGCCATTCAAGTTAGCAACAGTTAGCGTAGGACGATTGCTTGGGCCTTGTCCCGATAATTCAAATCCTTCCGCCTTAACCCCAAAAGGTTGATAAGTTTGCCCTTGCCATACTATGGGCTGTTGTAATTCGTTCGTGCCCGCATAAAATCGGAATAACTCACCACGTTCTCCCAATGTTGATGTCAGGTTTCGCAGATCAACTTCAAATAGACTTAATAAAGCATCTTGCTCTAACTTAGCCAGCTCAAGCTGAAACTTAGGGGAAATGTGACTTGGCATTAGATTACCTCTTCAAACTCACAACTAAACTTGGTATGGGTTTTGCCTTTGGAGGTCGACCATTTCGGGCAGACGACTTTAACGATACCACGATCTTTATCCAGAAACTGGAAGGCTTTTACCCCACCGTGATTTGTAAAAAAGCGGTCTAAAATGACCGCTTGTGAATGGACTAGGTTAAACGACAGGCTATATTTTCGTTGTAATGGATTGAGCCCATCAACGATTCGTTGCTGATAGCCATCGCCAAATTGATTGACCTTTCGCCGAGGTTCGTTTTCACTGGTGTAACCTGGCTGTGGGCAAAAAGGGAGTGTTTGTAGGGTCATTTTTACATCCTAAATTAAATCAGATTCAAGGGGGTTAGGGCTGATAGCAAAAGTTACTAATGCGCCAACATTCCGCCAGCTCGTCTTTCTCTGGATAGTACTTCTAGCACCTTGGCTTGAATTAAATTACCTAGCTGTTTGCCTTGTTGAGCTTGCTGTTCAACACTTGATTCGGCATTACCGTTTTTATCGATATTTACCGTGACCGTCACACTATTATGAGTTTCACCATTGCTAGCAAGCTGATGGTTGATGGTTGATGCTCGGTACTCTCGGCACAGCCACGCCACCACCGCTTGCAAAACCACGTTTGCCGTAGTTGAGATAATTGAGGTAATCCAAGCCAATTCGGCTTGTGGCTTCTTTGGTAATAACGTATTCGCCCTTGTGGACGATACCTGCAGGGGTAAACTTGCCGCCATCTCCTGTGTAGCCGCCTGTGGCCCAAGTCCCCATACCGTGAACCGCATTAGCATTTACCGTTGTTGTACCTCCAGCCCACCCACCAAAAGCACTGGATATAGCTCGAAAAATCAACATTTTTATGATCATATTAGAAATGTCTTTCAGAATAGATTGTGTCATTGATCGGAAATCAGCTTTACCTGTTGTAACAAGCTCCGTCATCGCATCAGACATCTGACCAAAGGCATTTACAGTAATGTTCTTCGTGTTTTCTGCCACATTTGTAATGTCGTCTTGAATAGTATTCCAACCCTGCTGCATACCTAATTTCCAGCTACTACGTGCTGTTTCTGCTTCTGCTTGAAGATTAGCGTGTCGCTCTTTAATTTTTGCAATTTCTTGATCAAGAATGGCAATATTTTCTTTACTCATATCCTGACGAAGTTTTGTCACCTCCAAATCAAGCTGATGATTAAACTGAATCAACTCTTGCTCTGTACGAGTTTTACCTAAGAGATCAATACCTAATTTCATTGCATCTAGAGATTCATTACTTTCAAATTTTAATTTGGCAATTGCAATTTTTTGGTTTTCTGAATCTATCTGAGAAGCAAGAACTTTGAGTTTTGCAATACCTTCTGAGCCATATCCAGCATATTTTTCCGCATTAAGTGTAATATCTTCCGTCAATTTTTTGACTTCTTGATATTGTGATACCTGACCAAACATCTCAATATCTTTAGTATTCGCTTTTAACTCAGACAAACGATACGACATCTCACCAAATTGTTTTTGGTAATCTTCACGAGATTTTTCCGCTTGTTTACGGACTTTCTCTGCTGCTTTCTCCGCTTCGGTTTTCTTAGGTTTCTTAGGCTTACCACCACCTTTAGGCTTATTATTGTACTGATATAAAAAACCTTCGGTATAGGACTTCATTAACGCATCAAAATCTGCACCTTGAAATTTATCACTATCAATTTGTAATTCTGCTTTAAGTTTCGCTGCTTCTGCAAAATTACCTGATTTTTCTAGTTGCTGGATTTTCAACTGTTTACTATTACGGTCGATAATTTTCTGTGCATCAGCCGAAATACCTGTGCTAACTTGTTGAAAATTTGCTACTGCAACCGCTGCTTGCAATGCAGTAGCCGCTACAGTACCGATTGCCCCAGCAAAGCTCAAAGCTTCTGTTGTTGCTGATGGGATCGCAAAAGTAAAATTACCAACAGATACATTCAAGCCATCAACCTTAATTTGCGATTGTTCTATATTCGGGAACAATTCTGCGAAACGATCTCGGAGTTCGGCGATTGGAATATGAGCTTTTAAATCCCTTTGCCATTCCAATGTCCGATTTAATTTATTTTGTTCGTTCTCTAAATCTGCAGTAACTATAATCAGTTTTTCTTTTTTCTCAGCTAACTCTTTTGCACTGAGAATACTCTCGAATAAGATGCCTGTCATCTCATCCATAGAACGATTTATTCCCGTTTCAATTTGCTGAATTAGCTTGTCCTGTTCTGCCTTTAAATTAGCAACACTTTCTTGTTGTGCTTCAATGGAGCGTTTCACTTTAATTAGTTCAGCAAAAGTTTGAGCTGCCGTCATTCGTTCAAGATTGCCACGTACCTGTTCAATAGAGTCTGCATAACGTAACGATGCTTCTGTGGCATCATTAGTGCTTGACGAGAACATATAGAGTAGAGAACTTGCCGTCGTTAAAATTGTAAGCCCCATCATAATAGGATTTGAAAGCATTGCTACCTTTAAGGCATTCATTTCAGCTTTTACGCCTGCCGTAATAGCACTAAATGCTGTCATTGCAATACCACTCGCTTTAGTACTTGCTGCAAAGGCTGATTGGGCGAACGCATTTTCTCGATAAGCTAAGCTTAATGCTTTTTTAGCTGCAGCTTGTTGCTGATCTAAGAATGTTTGCTTTTGTGTAAGTTCCGCACTAATCCGATCTAATGCTTGTAATTCGACTTGAATAGCTTTACGTTCTGCATAACTTGTAGCAGACAATGAGAGAATGCGTAACTTAGCTTGCTCCGCCTGAATTTGCGCTTGTGTCGCGACAACATCAGCTTGTTTTGACTGTATGCTTTGGTAAGTGGCTAATTGGGTTTGATAGGTAGCTTGTGTTTCCTGAGTAAGGGCTGCTAGTTTTTCATATTTTGCCGTAGTCTCTGCTTGAGTTGCTTTAATACTGTTATATTGACCTTGAATAACCGAACTCAATTTCCAGCTACCATAAGCAACACCAACGACAACGGCTGTTTTAGCTAGATCATCAAGATGTCTCGCTAATAATTCTGTCACCTTTACAGCTTTATCAGATACTCCAAGCGAAGTATCTAACTCTCCTACCCATTTTTGTGTAGCGGTCTGTAAATTTTGCATTGCCCCACTTACGGTGGTTGTCGTCTTGCTATAAAGTTCATCTACAGACGTTTTGGATTTTTCTAACCCTTGAATTATCTTGTCTGTTGTCAGTTTACCGTCATCAGACATCTTCTTCAATTCACCCATTGTAATACCAAGACCACGAGCAATTGCCTGTAGTACAGCAGGTGTTTGAGTCATAATAGAGTTGTATTCTTGCGATCGCATTTTACCCATTAAGAGCGTTTGGCTAAATTGCGTCAGGGAATTTTGAGCTTCTGAAGTACTTGCACCAGAAATTGCAACCGCTTTGGAAATTGTTTCTGTAATGCTAGCAACCTGTTGCTGATTGATACGAAGCTCTTTCGCATTCTGAGAGAATGAAGAATAAATAGCAGATACCGCTTGCGTTGATTGAGCGGTTTTTAGCGAAATATCGTACACATCCGCCATTGCTTTGGCGTGTTGCACTTCATTTTCAGTCACTAATTTTAATTTATTTGATAATTCTGTACTTTTATCTGCAATTTCAACAAAATTGGCCGCTAGACTTTTAATACGTTCAAAATTATCAATTTTGAAATTCCAACTCGATGTTTTATTGATATTATGAGCTGCATTTTCAATATTGTTTAAATACTGTGTTGTTCGCTCAGAGAACTCACGAACTTTCTTTTGTGCCGATGAAAAATTAGCTTCGAATTGCTTTACAAATTTTTTTGTTTCTTGATCAGACTTGCTTAATCCATTTTGAAATTGGATAGTTTCCAGATTCAGAATGATATTTAAACCACCCAAAGATGACATATTTCCCCCAATAAAAAAGCCCGCAATATGCGGGCTTTCGTATAAAGTTTAATAACTATTGATGATGCTGTTTATAAGCAATGTAAAAAAACCAAAAGCTAATAAAAATCATAACCGAAGCAATAGTTAATACTAATGTTCTAGAAGATAAGATATAAACTAGAGCTGACAATCCACCGATGATTATTGCTAAAGCAAGAAACATTCTGACAATACTCCCAATACCCCAAGCAAATAATTTGAATTCTTCTTTCATATCTATACCTCCATACGTATATGTTTTATATAGATAATTAATGTCGATTTCAAGTATTTTCACTATCTTTTTGCCAAATAATCCGCCACGCCGTCATCTTCTACTTCCACCGTCTGCTCATTAAAAAATGGCATATAATCCGCCAGTTTCGGTGGCTCGCCTTTCGGATCTCGGTTGATCATTGCAAGAATATGGGCGATTTGGGCGGTGCGATAATCTTCGCGCCACAAGCCGAATGGTTGCTCTTGGTAAAAAAGTTGATATTCAGCAAAGTGTTGCTCAGGCATTTGCTCTATTTCTTCTAGCGTTTTACCTAATGTAAGCGAAAGTGTTAGCTGGAACTTTCTTCGCTCGCTGAGTTTTTTGGTTCACCCGCCGATAAGGCTTCTGTAACAATTTCAAATACAGACTTATCTAATTTTGCCAGTTCTGCCAAGTCATCGTCATTTTCAGGATCAAATAAGTTATTTCCATTCTCGTCGCAAAGGCGAATTGCGATTTGACGTGTTAATGCGTGTTGGTCATATACATTTTTTAAAGCACCTTGTAATGCTTCTTCGTTTTCAAAATCAAGTTCAAGGCCCTGCTCTTGTGCCAATTTAATCAGGTGCTGACGTTGTCCAAAAATGTGTTTATTGGTTTCACCAACTGTAAGCTCACGCAGATAGTAGGTTGTGCCGTTGATGTCGATAGGTTGGGTTTTGGGTTTGTTTGAGAGAAGTTGTTCACGAAGTGTCATCATTTTTTCCTTTTTGGTGAGCTGAAAATAAAAAACCGCTTGTTACTTAATACAAGCGGTCAGTTTTTGCCAATTTTTTGCAATTAGGCTGGGAGTAAGTAATCACGCCCTGCAGGTTTAATGGATACCGAGCCGTCAAATTTACCTTTGACTTCACCACTAAAGCCGTTGCCTGATTCGATAAAACCACGACCGTAGGTTGTGCCGTTGTCGTTTGGCAACTCTAATTTGTATGGGAAGGTTTCTTTGTCGTAGAACAGTTTGCGTAGGCGTTTTTGCATTTCGGTACTTGGTGCGAAGAAGAAACTGAGTTTGAGAGAACCAAATTCAATTTCACCAGGTTCGGTTTCTGTGCCTTCTGAACATACCGTCGTTACATCTTCTGTTGTGAGCGTATCATCCGACTTTTCAATATTTTTAATCGCACAGAATTGGGCAGACCACTGTACCCGAGCTGCTTTCACGTTGGCATAGCTGGTTGGGAGATCTTTACCTACCCAATTCACTTCTTCGCAGAATTTGACTTTATCGCCACTGACAGAAAGCACAGGGTAAACACCATCAAGAGAGCCTGCACCAGTAATTTCAATGGCATCGCCTTTTTGATAGCCTGAGCTGGCAACGGTAATTTCATTAGTCGCAAGGGCAATGGCGGTAATCGCTTTTTGCCCCTCACGCCCTACGCCAATACGGAATTTTGTGCCTTTAAAGGGAGTTGTTTTTGCCATAGTTAGTTATCCTCATAAGCAATTTGGTAAGAAAACATTCGCCGATGGAGTTTGGTATCGGCTTCGTAGTCACTAAAATCTGACTGCCTTTCTGCAAATTCAAAGGCGGAATTGACCGCTTGCTGAATCGGTTTGCGTAGGCGAAAAATGTCGTCAGGATTTGGACTATATATGTCGATTTGTACGGTGAAATCGTCTAGATCACCATCTTCTAGTGCAGAATTTGGCGATATATTGGGAAATTGATAGACGATAACGGGGAAATTCCGATGATTGTCGGGGATCACTTCATAAAAACAATGCCCTGCCACCAACGGCGACAGGGCCGAATAGAGTGTTTGTTGAATCATTTGTTACCCTCATTGAGAATTTCAGTGCGTAAGGTGGAAATAATGGTATTAGCCGCTTGCTGTTTACTTTGTTCAAAGGCTGGTCTTAAAAAAGGTTTGGCGGGCATTTTGCTTGTGCCAAACTCGACAAACCGCCAATAAAACGGATCGTTTGGATTTTTTGCTCCGCTTTTGCCTGTTTTCCCTTTGAATTTTGCAATTTGCTTACCACTGAGGTTTTTAACAGAAATTAATGTGGTTGTTTTGCCGTTTTTACTGACTTTCGTCCGCTCAACAATGGAACGTTTGAGAGTGCCTTTTCGGCGGTGCGGTACGCTTTCTTGCAATACAGGAGCTTTGGCTCTGGCGGTATCTCGCACTATTCGCCCACCCGCTCGCATTGCTTTGGCTGAGATACGATTTCGTACCTTTTTATCTAGGGCTTGCAAGTTTTTCCCTAGCTCTTTGAGCCCATTAACTTTAACGCTCACGCTCATTTGCCACGTCCTTACACTGTAATAACAGCGTTTTGTTGAGTGATTTGTAGTTGATCACGCTGACGATGTCGTAAATCTGCTCGTTAAATACCACTCGCATTGTGCTATCCACATTAGGCAAATAACGTAGCCAAATTTGCGTGGTCACTTCCGACTGTATTTGCGCTTCTGCAAAATACTCTCTACCTGAGAGCGGTTTCACTTCCGCCCAAACGTGATGCACATCTAGCCATTCGGCAATAGTGGCACCATAATCGCTTGGGCGGTTACGTTGTTTCTGCAATGTAATGCGGTGGCGAAGTCTGCCGATGTTCAAAAATCCCCCTTAATCCCCCTTTGATAAAGAGAGAACGGTTAAAGTGTAATAAAGCGATACCGCTGAACAATGGCTTCTACGGTGGGTGGAATTGCAAAATTCGGTGAGTTATTTGCTTCATTCCAACCACTTCTGTTTTCGTAGTAGTGTGCTGTTAGCATTAAAATGGCTAATTTGAGATCATCATTGATTTCTAGAGCATCAGTCGGCGGTGGTGATGGTAATTTTTCAAACAAGGTGCGATTGGTTAAATTAGCGATGGTTGCTTTTGCTGAGTTCAGATAAGTTGTCAGCAGTTCATCTTCTAAATCGTGTTCAATGCGACACTGTTGTTTGACTTCATCAAGGGTAATTTTCATAACACCTCACAAATCAGGTGGGATTACCCCACCTGAAACTATTTACCCACTAAGGCTTTGATTGCCGAAGTATCTTCCAACACACAGTCGAAACGGTGGAAGGCTAAGAAACCAACCTGATCAAATTCCGCATAGCGTTCTACAAGACGTTTTAAGGTCATATAAGATACTCGGCGGACGATGAAACGATTGAAATCGCCTAAGTAGATGAATTTATTACCTGTACCAATATCTTTGATACCTTGGTCGATAACATATTGGTGGCCTAAAATGGTGGCTGGGGCAACACCACGAATATCAGGCAACCAAATTGGGCGTTTTTGTGCATCTTCCATTTCTTGTAAAAGGCGGAAGGTGTTGTCGTTAAAGGCTAAACGAGTGTTGCCTGCGCCACGATAGGCAGGGTCGATAGAGTGAATTAAGGCATTGATGTCTTTCCAGTCCACTTTACCTGCAGCCGCTGCGGTGGTTGTACCCGTTACACTCACTTCTAAGCCTTTTGGTTGAGCAGGCGAACCTACACCTGTGCCTTGAATTAAGAACTTCGCTTCTGCACGGCCGATACGCTCAGCAATGCGTTGAGCAAGGTAGCCTTCAATATCAATCGCACTGTCTTGCAACAATTCGTTTGAAACACGAATAATTTTAGACGTGAGTTTTTTCACACCTAAGTTTGCCACACCAAAACTGGTATCCATTTCGGTCGCAGCTTGGTTTTCGCCAATCAACTCACCAATTTCAGCGGTACTATCTGCAGTGATCCATTCGATATTGCGACCATCTGATGTGGTAAGAATTTTACTGACTGAAGCAATACCACCATAGGCTTTCATCTGTTCAACAATGCGTGCTTGAAACTCTTTGGGTACGGTGTAGCCACCGTGTTCATTGGTGCCAACAGATTGAGCACGCATTTCCGCCAAGATCTTACGCTGTTCAGGCGACATATCCGCCATACCACGACGTAGGAACTCGTCAAAGACATTGCCTTGTTCTTCTTGCGCTTGACGTTTGTCATCTTGTGGTGGTGGCGTTTCTTCGACAAAGGTTTTGTCTAAGGCTCGTAAATCTTCTTCACGCTGAATTTGAGTGTCGAGATTATCGAGTTCCTTTTTCATATTTTCCCAAGTGGTGCGTTGATCGACCGTCCATTCGTTTTCACCAATGGTTTCGTGTAGATTACGCATATTTCCAGCAAGGGCGGTACGTTTTTGTTGAAGTTCTTTTAAACTCATAGTGGTTTCCTTTTTGATGAAGTGGGAATAAAAAAACGGTCAGACTTGCAAAAAACTGGCAATATCTGACCGCTTGTAAGGCAAAATTAAGCTGAAATCAGCTGTAAAAAACGCTCCCGAGCGGAGCGTTGATTGATAGCATTTTTGATTGCACCTGAATGACGTGCTTCTTTCCACGCTTCCAGTGAGCGAAGGGTACTGCTTGCTTCTTGGTAAGCGGGATAGGTGACGGGGCTAACATCGTACAGTCGGGAAATTTTGTGGATTTCACGAATGATCACGCCATCATCGTTTTCATACCATTCGTCGCCATTACGGGCAATGCGGAATGCAAACGACGATTGCGTGATGTCACCACGTTGCAATGGGGCAATCACTAAATCCCGAATGGTTGGGGTATCAGGGGCGGTGATGTCGTATTTTAAGCCTGTTTCATCAACGGATAGGCTTAATGTTCCTGCAGTGCTTCTGCCTAAAATGAAGTTTGGATCGTGGTTAAATAAGCCACGCACATCATCATTTAGGCAATCATCAAATGCGCCTGGCATAATAATTTCACGAAAGCCCCACATGACTTCTGATTTGCTGTTAAATACCGAGCCATAACCGATAATATGCGTGGGTTCATCTTCTCGTTTTTCTGCTCGGACTTCGCCGAGATAAGATCGTTTTTCAATATCACTCATTCGGTTGCTCCTGTTGGTTGTTATCTTTGATTTGTTGTGCGGCATTGACGCTGACAAGAAACTCGTCTAAGCCTTCTACTGGGTTCATATCTTCAAACATTCGGGCTTCGTTACGGCTCATCCAACCGTCTATGATGGCATTATGGTAGAACGCAGCACGCTCTGTTGGTGTGCCACGCATAATGCCTGATAGATTAAATTTGACGAAATAGCCTGCTTTTCTTTCCGCTTGTGTGAAGACTTTGCGATTGATCTCTTGCTCCCAATTCACAATCCAAGGCATTAGACTGTATCGGATAAATTGGATAGTTTGCTCGGAAATGTTAGAAAAGGTGGCTTTTTCTAAGTCGTTGATCATATGCGCTGGCACATTGAAAATCCCTGCAATCTCTGAGCGGTTGAGCTTCATCATTGAGAGTAATTCGGTATCCACTGGCGAAATTGTCAGTGCCTTGTAGTCTAAGTCTGCTGGTAAGAGAATGGTTTTGTTCTCTTTTTTGCGTAACTCTAACTGTGCCTTTTCCCACATTTTTTTGAAGTTATCCCACGCACTGGCATTCACTTGCTGTTTCATTGTGACAATACCAGAGGGGCGAGCATTCCCATTGAAAAAGCCTTTGGCAAAATCTCGTGCATCTAGCCCTAAACCAATGGTTTCAGCGTGTTGCTGAATCACTGATTTTCCCTGTTTAAGTGATGTTCCCAATGCTTTAATGTGGATCATCTCATCAGGGTTGATGGCTAAAGTTTCATCTTCATTGTAATAGCCATAGACATAGCGATTACCATTTTTGAGCAGTTGTACAAGCCAAGGCTCACGAGTTTCAAGGCTAGTCACTTCGCCTTTTTTATTGCGTTCAATATGTAAGTAGGCATTGCCATAGAGTAATACCGCACTTTGGTTATATTCCCGCATTTTGTAGGACGTTTGCCAGAAATTCGGGCTGTCGTGCAGTAGGTAGAACAGTGGGTGATCTCTAGCCCCTTCAATTTTGTCTTTCTCTTTGCGTAAAACGTGTAGCGGTAATTGAGCCAGTGAGCTTGCTAATACATTGACACAGGCGTAAACCGCTGCCGATTTCATCGCAAGATCAGGGCTAACCGTTCTCCCGATACCTCCACCAAAGAGTTCATCAACGGCATTTTCTGCCGAGAGTGGTATTTGCGGATTTTCTAGCGAGCGTGGCTCGAAAAGTTGGTCGAAAATCATCGTTTACTCCGTGCGGAAAATAAGGCATAAAGCAACAGTAGCCCACCGCCAACCATTAAGGCAATCGGTAAGCCAAACTGCAGATAAACGCCATAGCAAAGCATTGCTGTGCCAGCAATACCGACAAGATCAGTGAGAAAGTTTTTCATAGGATTTCCGTTACAAGCGGTCAAATATTGGGTGATTTTTGCAATTACAACGTTAGAATTTCATCAGGCATATAGCCGTCATCATCATTGAGCATTAGCCGCCCGATTGCCATCATTAAGCCAACTGCTCCGTCAATTTTGTTTTCGGGAATTTCTTTGACGGGGCGGACAATATCATCATTCCCTGCTGTATATTTACCGACCACATTCCCGATACACCACGTCATAATCGGATTGCCGTCGTGATGAAATCTGCCCGCTTCGATAGCAGCTTCAAGTTCTTTCATTGGGTCAGATAAGTTGGTGTAGTTTTGGGTAATGGTTATCGGATTTAAGCCTTCGTCCGCTAAGTCGTGGCTGATAGCGATTGCACCGTGTGGGTCAATCGGGCAAGCAACGACTTTATGCTCTTTGTTGGTATCTTTGATGCTTTCCAAGATCTCTCGGTAATCGACTTCTGCACCGTCTGTTGCAGTAAGATGTCCGCTTACTACCCATTTTTGATATTTATCCACCACTCGTTTAAGCGCTGTGTCTGTGCTGAAAATGGTATCTTCTGGCACGAAAAATTTTGGGGCAATACAGTAATAGTGGCGTTTGCCGTCTATTATTCGGGTAAATACTGGCACTAGGCTATTCATATCGAGCTTGCGAGCCATATCTAAGCCGAGTACCACATCTTCGCCAGCAAAATCATCAAGGGTTAGGCTGTCATCACGACAATTTTCCCAACTCACCATATTGAAGAAACTCTCTTTTGCCGATACCCAAACATTTAGGTGTTTGGTTTTGAATTTGTTGGTAAAGCGTGGGTTATTGATCGCCTGTTTTTGTTGGCTTTCAAGGTAATCACCATAAACAGAAATATCAAAATTGGGGTTGGCTTTGCGTAAGATGACTGGATCAGTCCAGTCGTCATCTTCATCAATGGTGTAAATCATTCCAAACAATTCATCATTCGGGGTTGTACCATTGAGCATATCAATCACTTCTCGACGTTTGTCGTAGCACGGCCCTTCGATGTTGTAACCTGCAGTGGTGATGATCCACATTAGCGGTTGTTTTCTTGCCCCCATACCTGTGAGCATAGTTGTATAAAGTTCATCATCTTTGTGTTCGTGATATTCATCGACTATCGCACAGCTTGGGGATTGCCCATCGCCTGGTGTGCCGATTAAGGGTTCAAAGCGTGAACCATCGGCTGGTCGGTTCAGGTTTGATGCGTTTACTTCAATGCCAAATGTTTGGCGAAGTAAGTCGGTGTTTTTACACATTAGCCGAGCAGGTCGGAAAACTTCCCACGCTTGCTTTTCTGTGGTTGCCCCTGAATAGATTTCTGCACCAAATTCGTTATCCATACAGAACATATATAGCCCTACGCCTGCGGAAATCGCTGACTTGCCGTTTTTGCGTGGAATTTCGGTATAAACTTGGCGATATTTACGTAAGTTGTTGGATTTTCGCAACCAGCCAAAGGCATTAGCAATAATGAATAATTGCCACGCTTCAAGGGTGATACTTTGTCGCCGCATTGCCCATTCGCCCTTGGTGTGAGGTAAGTATTGGATAAACTTACACGCCTTTTCCGCTTTTTCATTGTCGAAATGGTAGGGGAACGCAAGATCTTGCTGTTTTTCCAAGTCGTCTAAATGGCGTTGGCAGGCTTTTTTGATGTAACGGCAAGCGGCAATTTTGCCAGATACGACATCTTGGGCGTATTTGTTAGCTTTTTCTACGTTATTCATCATTGTAATAGCTCTGCGAATGGGTTGTTGTGTGCTTCATCTGCTTTACCGATAAGCCGTTGGCGACTACTTGGGTCTAAGCCGAGTAGTGATCCGAACGTGGACATTTGGCGAACAGCTTCATTAAACACGGTAAAGGCTGGATTTTTTGATAATCCGCCATTACCGTTCTCAACAAAAGTGCCATACTTATCAATGTCCTTACAGGCAATGTTGCGGTTTTGGTAGGCAAGGCAGTAGTTGGCAACGGTTTCAAGATCCGTTTGGAATAGTACGCCTTGCGGAAGTAATTCTTTCAATAAAAAAGCCCACATTCGCTTGCCATCTTCATTGAGTTGGGGTGGTGGTGGGCTGTGTTCGTTAAATTCGCTGAATTGGGGTTCGTTTTCATTCAGCTTGCGTTTACCAGGGTTGCCTCGACGTTCTTTCACTTTCGTCGGGGTGGGTTTTCTACCTCGCCCTGGCGTAGTGGCTTTTCCTGTCATTTGGCATTTACCCTAAAATTTTAATTTTGCGGTTGTAAAAATTGAGTTCCGGGGGCGGTTTTTGGGGCAAAAGGTGGTAGAGATTTACCCCCCCCACCTTGATAGAACGTCATCTCAATCTCTCTCGAGCAGTTTTATTTTTGTGACATGCATCACATAAACTTTGTAAATTGGATAATGAATCTGTTCCACCGTGAGCTTTTGCCACAATATGATCGACCGTTGTTGCTGTCACATATAAGCCTTTGCTTAAACAGCTTTGGCAGAGATAACTGTCTCGTTCGAGCACAAAGCCTCTTAGCTTACGCCATTCAGCACCGTAACCACGTTGCGTTGCTGTTCTACCTTTCTGATGTCGTTGCCAACCGCAACCACGATGTTGCTCACAATATCCACTACGATCTGTCGTAATATGTGGGCAACCTTGTTTGCGACAGGCTTTTGCGATACGTGGTGGCATAATTACCCTTACTAAATTATTAAAAAAAGAGCGATCATCTGACCGCTCTCTATCGTGACACAAACGTTAATCAGCTATTTAAACCCTTGCTTAGTTCGTGCTTGCCACTCTCTAATGCTATCAATCTGACCCGCACACAAGTCACGCTCTCCCATCACTTTGACAAGATACTCGATAGCATCGCCATAGGTTGTGCCACTAAACTCTGACCGCTCACACTGCACTAAAAAGGCTTGCGGTGGATATAAATACTCAATCTTTGTCCTTGCTGTGCAACTGCTTAAGCTCATCGACAACAGGGCGAGGCAAAGCAGTAACGCCACACGGCTCTTTCTGTAAAATAGATTTAATCTGTTCATTACTCTGCTCCACCTGCTTTCGTAGTTTATTTGCAACGTTTTGCTGATATTCAACCGCTTGTCGCTCTTGTTGCAGTTGCATTGTCAGCTTATTGTTTGCTTCTTGCTGTTGCTCAATGGTTTGGGCTTGCGTCTGGTTCTCGGCTGTTAATGCACTTATCCTCTGTGACTGACCCCACGACCACGCACACAAGCCCAAAATCACAATGGCACAAACGCCATAAATTAGTTGGTTAAACCTGCTAAACATAATGTACGCTCTTTCTCACGACGGATTTCTAAACCGCGCAATTTCTTGCCACCCGCGTAAACCCACTTAGGCAATTCATTACACGCACCTACATAATCGCCACTACGGATTTTGCGGAAGAAAGTGGATTTACTCGTTGCACCACACCCAACATTAAACGTCAGCGAAGTAGCAACATCAAACACCGACTGCGGAATATCACCACCGTTTGCGTAACGGTTCACACATTTTTCCGCATTTTTAATATCGACCAACCAACGCTCAGCAATCTCTTTGTCTGTGTAAACTTTTCTTTCAATCTTACCGCTTGACGCTTCCGTTGAACCAATACCAACAGTAAGCACATTTGCAGGACACAAATAAGGCTCACGTTTACAACCTTCTGCATCGCCGATAATCTCAAGCCCTTGCTGACTTGTACGAAATTGACCGTGAAAATCTGTATTTAACACCGCAATAATGGCACTGACAAAACAAACCCCACCGCCAAATTTACCTAGTGTTTTTATTCGGCTCATCTCTTAATCCTCTTGAGAGTTGTTGTTTACGTATCTGATGCATTTCTTCAAGGTGGCGCATCTCTGCTTTATGCTTTTCTTCAGCCCTTTCTTCTTGGCGTTTTTTTATTTTCCCTTCTCGGCATTTTGAGTACATATTAACTAGCGCTGTAATAATCCCTAGAGCCAAACTAATGAACATTAAATTTTGTTGTTCGCCTAACCATGCTAACCAACCTGTAAGCCCATTCCATGCATAGCTCTGCATTCCTGCATCTCTCATAGCATTTTTCATACCTTAGCCCTCATATCAGGCAATAAAAAAGCCCAGTCCGTAAAGACTGAGCTTGGTTAAAAAATCTGCTAGAATATTGTTCCCCAACAAATAAACTAGCAGAGGTTTAAAATGATTGACCATAATACAATTATTAATTCTATTCCATATCCTATAAGATCATTTTTTGAAATAGAATCAATGGAGTTTGAAGATAATGAACAATATCAAACAGCAATTAAGGCGTTTATAACAGCTGTAGATATTATAAACTCTCACTGCCACATTAACAAAAAGGTAGTTTTAATTTTTGGTTCGAGACAAATGCAAGTTGACATTGATGGAATACCTTTTTCATACTACATCCCACAACCAGCACTACATCTTCACATAAGAAATTTCATCTACCTTAATGTAGTGGAATCATCTACTCTTTCTTATGAATCTCAAGTAGGGGCATATTTAGAAGAATTAGTTCACGCTTTCATGAATGCTCGCAATGAAGAACTAACACATAAAATTGTTGAATTACTGTACCCTTGTGTCAAGCACTCTGCGGAATATGGTTTTGTGAGACGTTGAATTTATTCACCTCTATACTAGAGGTGATAATTTTACCATTGCACTCAACTGGATTTTGCGGGTATAAAACATTGATATTATCTCGAAGTGCCTTGAGCAAATACTCTGGCACTTCTTCGCCATTGATTTTAATTTTATCGCCTAATGTAATTTCCATCCCTTCCCCCAAACAAAAAACCCCAAGCATTTCTGCTCAGGGTTACAAAATTATTTCGCTTTCTCTCGCTTGTACGAGTTGCAAGCATAGCTGAAATGTATCAACTTTAGTGCGCACTTGCAACTACTTTTTATCTCTAGACATCTGGGAAAAGCTTACCACTAAAATAAAGTCCACTAAGTTAGAAACTCATAATTATTTTTCATGCAACAATAGCTTACTTTCTTGAACTCCTTTTTTACCAACTTCTGCTGACACTTCTTGAAGTTTATTTCTTGCAGCAAATACGCCCATTTTAACTTCTTGCCATACGAATTTGATTGTATTTGGTAATAAATTGACTGTAAGGATACTTGTACCTTCCGCTGCAATACCTTCAACTTTATGCTCACCTGCAGGTAAATTTTTCATAATATAAGTTTTGGGTCCTGTTGTAGCTACACGATGATTATCAATCAAAATATCCATATTAATAGCCCCGCCAAAATTTTCATTGCGGTAAACGTATAAATTTGCTGTATTATCCGTTGGGACAACAAATTGTTTAGCTTTAGCGTCATCTTCAACTGTTGCTTTAGGACCACCCGCACAACCAACAATTAATAGAGATGTTAAGATAAGTAATAATTTTTTCATTGTAAGATCTCCCTTAAAAAAACGCACTAAATCTATACAATTTTTGATTATAAATCCGTGATGCATCTCACAAATTTGACATATTTTTACAAAAAAAACCACCGTAGAACGGTGGCTTATTTATGTCATACCCAAACCTGAATATCTCTACCTATAATACCGCCAGTCACAAATGCTTTAGCGTAAGCAAGATAAGTAAAATAAGTTCTACGATTTAAATTTAATGATTTGTAACTCTCTACATCATCCTGAACTTTAATGTATTTATTACGCAAAATCTGAAATTGCGTGATGTCATGATCGTACAAGGCAATAAATAATTTATCGATTGCAAAAAAAGTATCGTCCGACAATCTGATAGATGACGTTCCCTGATATTTGCTTTCTCGACAAAAACTTTCCATGGTTGGATAACCTTTACACCCCTTCTCTCTCGCCATTTGTCCCCAAATAATCAACACCGAATGAATATTAATGACCATGTTCAATCTCCTTAATCATCACCACGACTTTGCCGTCTTGTACTGGGGCGAGTTTTTCCGCCACTAATTTATACACCAAGCTATCATCAGCAATTACACCAGACTTGGTTAAACCGTCTAACAATGCTTTGAAAATATTATCAATGTCACGTTTACGGTTATCTGGTGGGTAAATATCAATTTTGAGCTCTACTCTCCCTTTGAATTTTTTTGCATGTTTTGTTTGCCAAATCACCGCTTGTTGAAATGCTTTGCCTTTTGGGGTCACATAATGAATCCCATTGCGAGTATGCTTCCAATAGTGATTCACCGTTGGCGGATAAGGTAGCTCTAACGTAACCATACTTATTCGCTCCCTTTGAGTTTTGGCTCTAACTCATTTTCAGCCCACCGTTTACCACAACGAAACCCTGTACACTCAAACGGTTTGATGCGGTCTACTTCGTCTTTTTCTGCATAGTTCCGCCAATCTTTCATATCTGCCCCACAACAAGGGCATTTCAATACATATACGCCCATAATTTATCCATCAATTACTAATGCACCCATACCAATTGCTCTATCTAAAAATTTATACAGTAACGTAATCTGCGAACCGTACTGCTGTTCAAATCGTTCTACACTCGCATGTAATTCGTTATGGTGACTACGACAAAGTGGAATCGTAAATAAATCATGCTCTTTACCACCCATTTTGCCGTTATACCCGATAATGTGATGTGGATCGTCAGCACGTTGGCCACAACAAACACAAGGCTGAGATTTCACAAACTGCAACCACTTACGGCACTCAAAACGTTTTAATTTAGGTCTTGCGAGAAAGCTTGATAGTGGTTCGGGATCGACCTTAAGAGCCAATAGAGGCTTAATGCTGTTTTGTAGTGTTGACATTGGCGAGGCAACTTCGAACCCAATCGTACTCTCTTTGCCTAAATCTACCTGCACAGGCAAACCTAAAAACTGACGTAATTCATCCTGATTTAATTCACCTAATAATCCTTTGAGCGTTGCCCAAAAAACCAAATCTGCAAATTCAATACTGGCATATTGTGATTTTCTCAAATCGTTACGAATACACATGGCGATAAAATCACACCAATTTTGCTCCGCCAAAGCTGATATCGTAGATGCGTCAATTTTCCCTTCTATCCATAATTTGTCATGATGCCAACAAACTAACGCAGAACCACTCTCTACTTCCGCCAAGGTTTTTTCAGGATGACAATACTCACCATCACGGCATTGGCACGTTTTAATGCTTTTAACAAATTTGACATAAGGTAAATCGCCATAAGTACCAAATGCATTTTTATTAACGCTCGCTCTCACCTTAAGCGATTTAGCAAAGGCTTTTAATTGCTTACAAGCGGTTGGATTATGCTCAAAATTTGCAATTTTCCCCGATTTTACGGTACGCAATGTCTCTGGAGCTGGTTGCAATACTGTTCGTTCACCAAAATCTGACACGCTCACCGTTGGCGGTATGCGATAAAACACCAAACCAAGCTCCGTTTGAAAATAAGGTGTGAGAAGTAATGCCATTTAGTTATTTCCACAGGATTTAATAAAATCCAAACTGACTGAACGAGTGACAAATCCTCGCAAATTTCGCTATCTTTGCCGATCCAACGGTGACACAGTGTATTTCTTGCATTAGCACAACCATCCAAATGAAACCAGCAAAATAGGTTATATAACCAATTAAAAACATATTTCGGTGTCTGCCATGTATTTTTGTCAAAACTCATCTTCTCCCCCTAACCTGTTTCAACAAACCACTCCAGAAAGCGCTAACTTTTTCACGATCAATTACCTTCACTTCTTCAGGTAACGCCAGTTTGGGTTCTGGTAAAACCTCCCCTGTTTTTAACCGCTTGCTCATCTTGACGAGAGATTTTTGAATCTCATCTTTGAGTTGCTTATCGCTCCATTCACCAGTCCGACAACGCACATATAAATCGGTAATCAAGTAATACTCCGCCGTAGAAACAAACTTAAACTGCTGGATTTCTTCCATACCAAATGCCATAAACGCTTGTAACCGCTTGTAAAGTTTATCCTCATCAGGCAAACCTAACGTTTCGTAGTCCACCGCTTTGCACCACTCCACAAACTCGCCTACGCTTGGCCAGAATGGATTTTTAGATTTTTTCGCTCGCTCAATCCCGTTTTGCAGTTGCTCAATCGTCGTAATTTTTTCGTTCACCAACGTTTCAAGCCAAATCCGTTTTGCTTCACGGTAACTGTCTGCATCAGGGAATGAATTTTTCCACGCAGGAAAAATCGCCCGAAGCTGAATGAATAATTGATTAACGGCTCTAATCGCACCGTCTGGAATTGCCGTTGTCTTTGCTGGCACTTGGTAATTTGGCTCTTGCCCGACAAGGCTTTTCAAGTTCATTGATGCCACGTTTTGCATTAACTTCCCCTTAGCGTGATAGACATACCTTCCGCCCAGTTGCCTTCGTCATCAGGGATAAACGGCTTGGAAGTATTACGAGCGGATGGATTTTGTGGATTTTTTGCAGAAACTCCGCCATCTTGCCAATCCCAACCAGCATTGAACCCACGCCAACCACGCTCAATTGAAATTGCAATGGCTTGTTGAATAGGAATTTTGGCTTTGTCCGCCTCACGCTGAAAACCTTTCAACGCAGTTTCAGTGATCGGAGATTTTTTGGCTTTGCGGTGTACGATGAAATCTTTTGCCAGTTGTTCGGTAATCCCAAACTGCTCAAGCAAAATCAACGTTTCAGATTTTTTCTCACACGCGTTTATACTTCCCGTCAGGGAAGTATTATTGTTAGTATTCTCTGTAGTATTCTCTGTATTAACGAATGGCGGTTTTGTTTCTTCCCGAATGTCGCTTTCCGCCATTGGGGAATGCTCATTAGTGACATTGGGTAATGGCGGTTTTGTTTCTTCCCGAATGTCGTCCATTAATGCATCAAATTTAACTAAATCCAGCTTAAAATAAATACGGTGTTCTAGACGTTTGTGAGTTTCAACTAAGATACCTAACTCAACTAATTTTTTGCGTGCTGTTTCTTGCTCACGGCGACTTAATCCCGTTTCTTGCTCAAGCTCAGCTTGTGTTTTATATACGCCTAATGAGTTTGAGGTCTTATCCTGCCAAAAGAATAATTGTCCAAATAAAATTGCAGCTGTCACACCGCCTAACGGTTTTGCTAATTGCGGATAGTACGCAATAGGTTGCCCCAATTGGCGTAATTTTTGGCTAAAACTCATAATCCCACCACCTTATCTTGAGTAAATACGCCATTCCAATTTGCTTTCATCGGTAATTCTCGCTTTGTGTACCACTCATAGAGCTTTGCCGCCCCCTTCTTGAGTAAAATAGGTTTATATGCCACAAACGGATCTTTGCCGTGTTGAGAAATCTCCGTCGTTTCTTCCGTCAAATACTGATCACGAGCATACGACTTCACCCGCTTATGATTACCATCTTGATAGAGCCAGTTTTTATCCACTAAAAACGCACCGATTTTCAGTGAGTTCACACCATTTAAGCCTTTTACAAACTCAAAGGGAGAAATGCCATTGCGGAAATAACTTTCAATTGAGGCAATTTGAAGAGATTTCTGCTCGCTCTCTTCGATTTTATCGGCGAGTTGGCGTAATGCTTCTGAATAGCTAGGGAGTTGTTGCACTTGCTTTTGCTCTAATTCTTGCCAGCGATCGACAATCGCAGCTGTAAACTCTGGACAATTTTGAGCAACCACAACTAAACAATCTCTTTTCTCTAAATGGTATTCATAGTATGTTTGTCCGTTCTGTGGGTGGGTGTACGCCATCGGCTGATACCCCTTAATAATCCCTTTTGCACTTAATCTTTCGATTGAGCGGCACAGATCAGCGTGATTTTTATTGATTAATAAAGCAATCTCCCGACTACTCATCGTTAGGGTTGCATTTTCTCTCTGATTAGTAGATAATAACTCTGTTTTCATAAACATTATCTCCCTTTGATATACCCACGTTCCAGCGTGGGTTTTTATTTGGAATAAAGCACAATAACGCTTTCAAAAAGTGCTGCTTTCGTTTGCTGAGCCTTGTACAAAAGCTGCCTTAATACTTCTTGCTCGTTTTGTGTTAAATGCCCATCTCTAACGAACTCGTCTAACTTGATATACAGTGACCCATTAGCTGCCTGATCTTGCATTTGAAGCCGAGAAATCTCGACAGTATCAAGTTCATTTTTATTTGGTTGGATAAAACTAACCTTTCCTAATCTACGATTGACTTCGTCAGACCAATCACTTACGCCATATTCTGTTTCAATGGCAATCAGCTCTTCATCACTGAATTTCTGCCCTTTAGTCTGATAAAGTCGATTATTAAAAGACTGCTCTGACATCCCAAGAAATGCGGCAACCGCTGTTTTACCTCCATGACACTTCTCTATCATCGACATAATGATTTGCTTCATCGTCATAAAAATCCCTCTTTTTTTATGGTGTTGTTCTAAGAATTTGTTTGTTACGATAGCTAACGGTAAGTGATTAAATCCTATTTAGTACGCTTACCTCGCCCAGCTGGATTGGCTGTTTGATTATTACGAGGGTGGGCGATTTTAAGGATTTCCTCTTTTGATAATTTCCCACCAAGTGCCTGCGATAACCGTTCGGCATAATTCGTTTCACCTGTCCATTCAGTTCTGGGGAGAGCCTCTGCTTTTAACCATCGGTGAACAGCAGAATGACTTACATTTAAATATTCGGCAGCTTTTAATACACTACCAAATGAGTTGATAATCTCAGTTAAGCTCGTCATGTTTACCTTATGATTTATACATTTTGTTTAAGTTTAATAAAAAACAAAATGAATGTAAACATTTTGTGCCTGTATTTTGAGTGCGTGATTGTTTTTTTGATTTTTTTTATTATTTAAACAAAATGTTTATATTAAAAAGGGAAGCTACTTATGTTTACTGAAGAAAAATTCAGACAAGATTTCTCAAAAAGACTAACCAGAATCTTAAAAGATAAAGGGTTATTGGAAGAACGAGGGATAATCTCAAAACTAGCTAAAGAAACTAACCTTACAGCAAGTGCGGTTAGACGTTGGTTTAATGCTGAAGCTACGCCTTCAATGGTAGCAACTTATGATCTCGCTAATTTTTTAGGTGTAACACCAGAGTGGCTAATTTTTGGTGTCGAAGCACCAAATAACGAGAACCCAACCTTGTCACCGCCAAACAACGATGTTTATCCAGTAGAGAATTATGAACAGCAAACTTGGGACAGCCTTGCCAAACACTTAGCTGACTACCGTTCATTCATCATTACTATTACGAGTGATATCGATCGATTCAAACAAGGTGACACAATAAGATTTGAACAAAAAACCAAACTGATTTCAGGGTGCTATATCTTTGTTCATCTCGACAATAAGTTGTACTTCGGGAAATTTAGACAAATAAATAAAGACAATCTTTTACTTGTACCACTAAATGAGCGCGACCTTGTCACGTCCATTACAGAAGCAGATATTATCGGCGTGGCGGTTGAGCATAGGAGTTATTTGTAGAACGGAAGTGGATTTTATTAGTTAATACTTTAGGTGTAAATTAGGTAGGAGTTATTAGATGAATACAGAAAATAAATCTGCAAAAGTAATTAGTTTTATCAATATGAAAGGTGGTGTTGGGAAGACAACATTGTGTGTAAGTGTTGCTGATTGCTTTTCCAAACAAGGAAAGAAGGTGCTAATTGTAGATGCAGATCCGCAATTTAACTGCACTCAAACCTTCTATGATACAGAAGAAAAAATAGATGAATATCTTAAAGAAGTCTCTAATGAAAATACTATTCGGAAAATCTTTAAAACCAATAATACATTATATGAAGATTCGGATGAAGCAGATGCAGAACAGCTTATTAAATCCATTGACGAAAATCTAGATATTGTATTGGGAGATATAAACATTATAAATGAAAACCATAGCGACTCATCTCAAATACATAGACTTAAAAATTTTATTTGTGATAACAAGTTAAGAGATAAATATGATTATATTTTAATTGATTGTCCTCCTACTATTTCAATTTATACGGATGCATCGCTATTTTGCAGTGACTATTATATTCTTCCGTCTAAAATTGATAAATATTCAGGTTTTGGCACCGCCAATTTAGTAAATGTCGTTAAAGGATTAGTAAAGAGAGCTAGAATACAAGTACGTCCTCTTGGTATAATATACACTGACACTCCAAAAGAGTTACTAGAGAAGCAAAAAGCTTTGAAAAGAGATATGGAAAGTAAATTGCCTGATATGTACTTTTTTAATAATCAGTTTCATACAGCGAATGATCTTAAACATTCAGGGCGTGGGAATGTTGCAACCAGATATGCTCGAACAAGTTCTAATATCGCAAATATATGCGATGAACTTGAGCAGCAATTAAAACAAGGGGGGATAAAAAATGAACGTTAATTTTAATGAGGAATTAGACCTGCTTACAAAAAATAAAAACATCTATTTTTTCTTGGGTTTCCTTGCAAAGGCATTATTTGATAAAAACATTTTTAATAAAAATGAAACAATCAATTTATTTTTAACAAAAGAAATTAAATTGAATTTAAAACCTTATATTCTTTCTTCAAGAACGCTTATTGTAGCATTTACTATTAAACATATCCTACAAAAAGGATATAAAGAAAATATGAGCGTATCGTTATATAATCATATCTTGAGAGTGACAAAAGAAAGGGAAAATGACGAACCAATTAAAATAAGACATAGAAAAAATAAGAAAGATGAGTCTCTCCAATGGATAACAAAAATCTTGGGCAAATAGAAATGAACTACATTGATGATGATCCGCTCAAAATAAAGCAGCAATTAAGATGGTTTAAAGACCATTTCCAAGAAATTGGATATGAAAATTTAAGTATCGTAAACACCATTATAAAACGCATTATTTTCATCAAGGTAAGCACTGCTAAAAGTGACCGATTTATGAATAGTATTATTTATGATGCTTTATGTTGTTTGAATAACATCAAAGTAAATCATACTAGATATTTCTATTTTTCTTATCGCTCCTTAATTGAGAATGTGGCTCGTTGCTGTTTAGAAAAGAGTGCTGATGACGAAACAAGAATAACACCTCTGTTTCAAGCACTTAGAGATAAACTATCCAATCATCAAGTTTATTCTCAAGATATATATAGCGATTTTATGAAGGAATATTCAGATGCTTGCGGTTATATTCACAACAATCAAGCATCAGGGCTTAATGTTATGCTTAGTTATTCAAAAATTATGGAGCCAGAACCATTAACATCAGATGAAATTAAATCACTACTAAACCAACTATTATCTCTATTAGAGAATAGCATTAGAGCATTATCATTATGCAGAAAAGAAGATATGTTAAGAAACATAGGGCGAAACCACCTGTTTATTCCTGAACTACTTCCTAAAACAATCAGTTGCGTTTTTGTTCCAAATCTGAGTCGATAACCGCCCACCGTGGCGGTTTTCTTTTATCCCCTACCCCATTTATGCATCAATAAAAAAAGCCACGCAACTGCGTAGCTTTTCTCAATTAAAAATGTTTCCACTCTAAACCTTGTGTATCAAAGGTGAATTGACCTTTACCATAGTTGTAAAAGCTGGCTTCTACAATCAACTTCTTAGATTTTTTCAATTTATCTACAAAGGTTTTCACTGATTTTGCATTTTCAATGAAAATCGTATCATTACTGCCACTATCTGAACCAACCATACGATAGCTTTCTAGTTTACCATCATCAAATTTTACAGTAATTTTACAGCTATTAATCATACAACCATTAAACTGCCCATTGATGAAAAACATCACATCATTACCATATTTAGGATCTTTCCTTAATGTTAAATAGAGTTTTGAACCATGATAAGGAAAACCGAAGTCAACCGCATTAAGAGATGCATTATCAGCTCTGTATGTTGTCGCATTTCTTAACTCATCCTTTTCCTGTTCATACTCCCATTGTGATTTTTCAACTTTCACTTCATTGGTTTTCTGTTCTGTTTTCAAGAAAACACCGTCATAACACTCAAGACGTTTAGTGCTATCTTCGATCTTGGCACAGCTTTCACCTGTTTCTGTTGCTAAGGCAATAGCAGGAAAAAGGCATAAGGTAGTCAGTAGTTTTTTCATAAGTTGTCTCCTTTACTTGTTTTATTGTATTTTCTTTATTTTCCCATTTACAATTCTACAAGCGGTCACATCTCATCAAATTTTTACAAACCACTTTAGATTTCTAAATGGCAAAATAAAAGCGGGATCACTCCCGCTCTTATCGTTAATGGATTTCTATTCCTCTTGCGACCCACTCGGCCTGAACATCGTATGCTTCTCCTAATACGTCATACAATAAGCCAAATACACAGTTCATTTCACCAACAGGGATCGAACTCAAATCTGTTTTCTCTAAAACACCTAACAGCGCAACAATATTTTCGATCCGTTTCGTTGAAAAATACAAACTATCAACACTGTCATTGATAACAAACTTCTCCATTTCAACTTCCTCCTTTTTATTATAACTGTTTTTTTGAACAGTATATTTTATAGCAACATTTAGTTCAACTAGCTAGCGTTCAATAGATTAAAAAACAATCTCACCAAGTAAGAAATAAAACAAATAGGTTAAAATTTAATCAATCAAAAAATTAAATATCGTTTAAAAACAAATAGTTGCAAAAAACCATTAACAACTTAAACATTTTGATGTTGATTTTTCTTAAACACAATGTTTAAATTGTCACATAAACAAAACCGAGTCCCAACAAGGTTTCTTGCTCTTTAAAAATTTTACTCAAAAACACCTCAAGCGGTCAATAAGTGCAGATGCTTAAATTTGCGGATTGAAAGCCCCGTAGGCTGATTGAACGTTTAGTCTTATGTGAAAAACTGCCGTGACGGCAGATTGGCAACAGAACCATTGAGGTGCAACTAACCCATTGTTGACAAGTTTGCCAGTGAGTGGAACGGATAGTGGGGGCAGAACCACATTTTTTGGTCTGTTTTTTAGTTGGTGAACAATGAAAAAGCAACAGACAGCAAACGTTAGCTAAAAACGTGACAGCTCGGAGAGACGGCTGACCATCTCGTTGAACTCAACGAAATGGCTATCGAGGCTTAGCGTTGAGCTAGCGTAGCAAATCAACGCTTCAATGGACTTAACATGGTAGTTAAGTTTGCTCAAAGATTTAGTCACTACGAGCTATCTCAGTAGAGGTCCTGACAAGGGATGACGACCCAAATTTTTAAATGTACTCTCTTCGCTCGACTGTGGCGAGTATAAATAATTCACAGTCACCATCGACCGAATAGTTCAAATCGGATAGAGCAACTGCCTTCTAAGCAGTATGTTGTGGGTTCAAATCCCACTGCGGTCGCCATTCAAAACCGCATTTAGAGATCCGCTAAAGGTCTGGGTAATAGCGCTGTTACCAAATCAAGGATAACTAAGCCAGAACTAAGTGCGGTTTTGAATGGCAACAAACAAAAGAGATTAATAATGGAAACCGAAAATTATGAAATGGTTAAAAAGATTATTCTTAATGACCAGCTTGAACAGCCTGAGAAGTTAAAACTATTAGTAATAAAAAACAGCCTGTCTGACTTAGATAAAGAACGAATTAAACAGGCTGTTTTGGAAAGTGTATCAAGAAAAACTGATTATCCACCAGATGAATTAGCAAAACTCACTTGTAAAGCTATCTATCTGATTGATTCTTATGAGAATTAAAAATCATTGGTAATGATACACCATCGTCTATTGACTCAAATCTACTTGAAAGAGTCTCGATAAAGTCAGCAAGAGAATTTGCGTTTTCCTTATCTAAGCAAAGAAAAGACGATGCTGTCGAAGCATTTGAAGCTTTTAAAATATCTCTTGCGAAAAGCAAAGCAAGTGAGTCAGCAGATGACTTGTTCATAATGTTTTCTCCTCTTGATTAAAATGTAGTCGCAGAAAACATTATATTCCTCGGTGTAGTCGCATACAAGAGGCGAGTTCCCGATCTCGTCAAAATCGGACTGAACAAAAGTGTATGCGGTAAGCACTTAAAACACCCGTAATCATAATGATGATCCGTTAGCCCACTGTAACAGGTGGGCGTTTTTTTAGGAGACAAAACATGAACACACTAACTAATCTACTTTGGGCAATCGTCTTGGCTGTTGGGTTGTCTCTCGCAATGACTGCTGCAGGTATTACCCTAAATGATGACTACGATGGTAAACAAGTAGTGTCACTGCTTGAATGCCAAGATCTTGGACAAAAAGCAGTAACTAAACCAAACGGCATTTTCTTTCAACAATCCTTAACCTGTGAATAGCTATGAAGAAACGGACTTATACCATCAAGCCTTGTATTGTTGCTCTCCCCAACGGAAACCGTGAACAACAAGGCTATCTCGTCACAAATAACTACGATAGCTGGCAAGCAAGCCACGGCACAATCTGCCTATGTCAAAGTGCAGTGATGCGACGTGAACAAATACGAAGTATGACCCGCCAAAAAGAGCAAATCTATAATAAAGATTGGTGTGTCGCCTATGAAGATTGTCAACCAACTCAGGAGATTACAAATGTCAGATTGGAAATATATCGATGAAGAAAAACCCACTCAAGATGGCAAATATTTAGTTGTTGCCATTGTTGGTAAGAAAAAAGGAGACCGAAAGAACTTTGTTTTCTTAAGCGAATGGGAGAGCGAAAAGCAAGCATTTAGCTACGATTTAATCATTAAAGATCGAAACCAAGAAAAAGAATATCCGTTGATCCACGCCTGGATGAGTTATAAACAACCGCCATCACCTAAAAAACAGGAGAATGCTGAATGTCAGGAGTAAATAAAGTCATCATCTTAGGTCGATTAGGGAATGCCCCTGAGTTACGCACATTACCCAATGGCGATCCCGTTGCTCGTATTAGTGTCGCAACATCTGAAACTTGGATAGATAAACAAAGTGGCGAAAAAAAGGAAAATACGGAATGGCACACTGTTATTGCATTTCGTAAGCTCGCTGAAATATTTGAGAAGTACTTAAAAAAAGGTTCTCAAATTTATGTTGAAGGCAAGCTCCGCACACGCAAATGGCAAGCACAAGACGGTACAGACCGCTACACCACTGAAATTATCACCGATCAATTACAAATGCTCGGCAATGCTCAAAGTAATAATAACTGGGCACAAGAGCCACAGGGTAAACCACCAAGCCAAAACCACCGCCAAGATGACATTTTGTCAGAAGATGAAAAACGGGATTTTGATTCGGACATACCGTTCTGA